TCCTCGGGAGTTTTACGACGCCGGTCCATGACCAGCTAGTAAACAGGCTCGAGGTTTTCCACGGAAGTACGAATCGTGGCATGTGACAGTGTGTTAATCACATACGTCAGATTGTCATCCCGTTCTTGGGTAGTGCTGTCCGGTGCCATGTTGAACACGACGTTGGCAGAACTGAAACGAACCACAGTGTCAACTCCGTTGACTGTGGCCACGACAGGGAAGAAGAACCCCAGCGTGATCTTGTATGCCGTACGATTACCAGATGGCTCAAGGACTTCTTCAGTGATAGTCCGAAAGCCGGAAGGAATCGACGGGGATCGGTCAGCCCACTTCGCAAGAGACCCGTCAGTTGTGACGGGAGCAAACGTGTGAGCTACCGGAGTGGCGGCGCCATCATTGATGACGAGTGCTGCAATCGCTGGCATATTAAATGCTCCGAAATAAGAGAGGTTGAGAAACTACCTACGACCAAAGGCTGTCGCCAAAAGCGAAAGCCCATTAGCCATGTGCTCTAAGGACCTAGGGTCTTTAAACCCCGGGAATCGAGGGAAGGGTACCGAGGCGGAAGCCTCGCGATCCAACCGGACGATCTTCTTGGACTCAAAATATGAGTTATCGAGATAGAAACCGCTTCCGGTGTCTTTCCGACCCAAACCTTTACCCTCCCAGCTCACCTTAGTGAGGAGTGAGTTAGAGTAACTGAATGAGTCATACCCAAGGAGGGCATCGATACCTTCGAGATAGCTGCCAACTGGGATAAACCAGTCGACAACAAAACTAAAAGGCACAAGCTCCCACCCGATAAGTAACGGGTTGAAGATTCCCAAAGAGGCCAATGAGATGAGAGCCTCATTACGTGGTATAGCGTCAATGCGACAAAACGCACTATTCTCTACCACTGCTGTCCCGCGTCCGTAATCGAAGAAGCTACTGTAGTCTTTCGACACAGTCTTCGTGGACTTCGCGCGACCCTTTGCCGTGACACTCCAGTCACTGCCTGAACGCTTACTTAAGGCGTCACAAGCTCCGTAAACATCGGATAACAAAGGCTTCCAACCATACTGGAGCTCAAGCCATCGCTGAGGCGCATTTCCTCCCCGCGGCTCATCACGAGCCGAAGAAATTCCAAGCGCGTTCATTGCGTTACGGGTCTGACCCCGACGCAAGAACCGATAGGCCTTAGCCAGATTGGTTGCCGTATCTCCTACGAGCCGAGCGGTAGCATTCCGCTCAGCAAAAGCAACCCCGAGGTTGATATCAGTAGACTTGAGGGCATTTCTAGCCTTAATCAGCGCTGAGTTCTTCAGGCTGTTGTCTACTGCATCGCTCTCAGTAATCACCTCGTCGAAGTGATCAGGTGACCAAAATCGGCCGCCAGAACCACTACCGCCGCCAACTACGCCAGTGAATCGCTGCCCGAAGTCCGGAAAGGACGGATGGGCATTAACGCACTGACCCTTGGCGTAAGAGATTGACCTGTAAAGGAGAAAGTAAGGAGTCGCAGGGATAAAACCCTTCGGCTTCCTCCGCGAGACACCCGTTGTAGACTCCGAATCTTGGCGGCTGGGAACCACTGTATCCGACGGGTATAAACCCCCGCCGGTAGTATAGTGGCAATTCCCGGCGTAAACCAAGTTAAACGGAGGTCGGGCCATCACGGTCTCCTTAGAATGACAGGTCACAAGACGTTTAGGAGCCCTAAAGCTCCTCTGGTGAGAACAACTCTGGAAAGCAGAGCTCATTCAAGCAGCGAAAATCATACGGGAAGACCTCGTAATCGACCGCATAAAGCAGAGTGACGGTAATTCCGTCCTTCTCAGCAGTCACGGTGAGGAGATCCTCGTCGAATAACTCAAGCTGCACGTTCATGAGATGCTCCAGTGGCTACACTCGCCAGGCCCCGTCGTATAGGGGCAGGAAAGAGGTGCAACATGCACCGATGGTCTGACGAGACCATCTTAAAGATCCCCACACCGCGAAAGCGGATATGAGGGTTCAAGATTATTGGCAACAAAACCGCGTATACCTGCAGCAGCAATCAAGCCTGAATCACTTTCGCCGTGGCCATCTACCGATGTATTTTCCACACTCAGCGCACCATAGATGCTGGAATCAGCACCAAA